GGGCCATCGGCGCTGGTACAGTACCAAGTACGGATGACGCCTCTCTTACGGCGCCGTCAAACACAACGACAATCTTAACTGCTGCTTCCGGAGGCACAAAGATTGAGCAAATAAGAATCACACAAGTTGCCACAACATCATCTGCTGGGCTGGTAAACCTATTCCTGTATGATGGATCAGCATATCACTTGTTTGACCAGTATGCTTTTTCAACACTTTCTCTTTCCTCGTCGGTTCGCCTGACGCCTGTCGATTTGTACTACGCTAATTTAGTTTTGTCGTCAGGTTGGAGCCTACGTGCCAGCGTCAGCGTCCCAGGTGGTGTAAGCGCCTTTAAGATTCTTGCGTTTGGCGGGGATGCCTGATGAATCGGGGTATTTTCCCTGGTTGGAACAGAGCGGCCAATGGGGTGGTGTATCCGTCGCAGCGGCTTGTGGTGTCTGGTGCTCTCACTACACCGATTGTTTCCGGAGGGGAGTTCGGCGGAGCGCTTACCGTGGACGGTGGTCTCTGGCCCTATCGAGCGTCACTTAGCGGAAGCCCACCACCCGAGCTAAACGTCTCACCTGTTCTAGTGGACGGTGCACGCTGGAAAATCGCTGCGGCAGGGTACGGAGCTACAGGCGGAACATACAACTTCAACGTTATCGTGGTGTCCGCTGATGGGCAGTCTGTCACGGCCGCGCAAACAGTCCAAGTACAATCTCCCATAGTTCCGTGGGACTCGGCTACGAAGGGCACAAATATCACGCTCACAAATGGCAACACGACCGCCACGAAGACGACATCGAACGCGCACAGTGCAGTGATCGGCACTGTCGCAAAAAGCAGTGGAAAGTGGTACTTTGAGGTTCATGTTGACACCGCTGTAAGCACTGACGGCATCATCATCGGCGCCGAAAAAGTCGCGCCAGGATCGACGTTTGTCGGTGCACCAACTTACGGGTTTGGATATTACCAAACTGGACAAAAAATCAATGCCAGCACTACTTTGTCGTTTGGATCATCCTATACGACAGGAGATGTTATTGGCGTTGCTATTGACGCAACGGCGCAAAAAATATGGTTTGCCAAAAACAATACGTGGCAAGCCAGCGGAGACCCATCCGCAGGCACTAACGAGGCATTTAGTACTGCAATGGCTCCAAGTATTTATCCCGCTGCATCAGTGTATTACGGCACAGGAGATGCCGTGACAATCAGATCAAGAGCAGCGGAGTTTTCGTATTCTCCGCCGTCAGGGTTTACAGAATGGGCAAGCCCATAAAAACAAGAAACTGAAATGGACTTTAACGAACTAGACGAAAAACGACGCATCCTTTTTCTTTACAGTGAAGGTGCAGGCGATGCCGAAATCTGCAAAGCACTCAACATCAGCAAGGAAGATTTTGACGAGCGCAGCAAAAACGACGCAGTGTTCCGCAAACTGATTTCGTTTGGTAGAACGATTGCCCTTGCATGGTGGGAAGAAAAGCTACGCAAAGTATCGTTTGGTGAGGAAAAAGGCAACCCTGCTGTTATTAAGCTAGTGATGCAAAACCGCTACGGTTGGACTGAGCGTAGTGAAACGGATAACAAGTCACTATTCCACGTTGACGGTATGACGTTAGACGAGGCCAAGCAAGAGCTTCGTAAGCTTGCGCCTACTCTATCAAACATCCTAGAGGATAAGCAGTTCAAGCACTAACCTATGAAGTTTAACAAGGACGTTACACCAGATGAGTTTGCAAAGCTGAACAAGCTGCTAAGCTCATTTGAAAAAAAGGAAGTCAAGAAGATTGGCAACAACGTACAAGACTTAATGTACGCCGCCAAGCTAGCTGAACACATCCAACAGCTAGAAGATTTCTCTGGACACCTTAAATACTTTAAGCCAGATGGACCGCTAAGCATTGAGAAATACCCGCGTCACAGAATGTTTTTTGACGCCACTGCCAAGCACAAAGAAGTGCTGTTTATGGCCGGCAACCGTGTAGGCAAAGAGGTTCGCATTTCAGAACCTGTTCTTACACCTGACGGCTGGAAACCGATTGGCGAACTAAAAGAAGGTGACGAGGTTTGCGATCCAAACGGTTTAAGAGTAAAGGTCTCTGGCGTATTTGACCAAGGCTTAAAAGACATTTACAGAGTGTGGTTCAATGACGGGTCTTACGTAGATTGTGGACTTGATCATCAATGGAAGTGCAAGTCTCCACGTGCCAGGTTTGTCAAAGAATACACTAGGAAGGGCAGGCAATCGTGGAAAAATGCCAGCTATGGTGAATGGGAAGTAAAGTCACTAAAAGACATTATTGAGCACGTTGGATACGAGCCAAAACCAACAAGAAGGTATTCAATTCCCGTAGTCAGTGCTTTGTCCTTTAATGACAAAGAATTGACAATCGAACCTTACTTCCTTGGGCTTTTGTTAGGCGACGGAAGTCTTTCAATCAACTCAGTTGGAATCACTTCGGCAGATCAAGAAATCGTAGACTATTGTGCAGTACAAGCAGTGAAGTACGACACAGTGCTAAAGCACAATGGCAAATACGGGTACAGATTTTCGTCAAGACTACGTGATGCAGGCGGGAGAAGCCGGAGTAAATTAGTAGATGCGGTTAGAGAACTTGGCTTGGCGGGTAAGACTTGTCACGACAAGTTTATTCCAGAGCAGTACAAGCATCACTCAAGAAGGCTTGAAATCCTTCAAGGATTGATGGATACAGACGGGTACTGCGGAAACAAAGTTTGCGAGTTTTCTTCAACATCAGAGCAACTTGCTAAAGATGTTGCAGATATTTGCAGAAGTCTTGGCATTCGATGCGCCATCAAGAAAAAGCAAACCAGTTGCCGGTACAAGGGCGAGAAAAAAATAGGTACAGCCTATAGAGTCAGCATTTGGACGACAGACGTTCCTTTGTTTAGATTGACCAGAAAAGCCAAGAAACAAGTCCTAGGAGCAAAAAAGAACGGTTCCGAAAACATCATTGTCAAAATTGAAAAGGTCGGACAAGATTATGCTAGGTGCATTGAAGTTGACAGCGAAGATCACACTTACGTAATTTCAAACTACGTTGTTACACACAACAGCCTTGCGGGAGCTTATTGCACTGCTTGCTGGACGACCGGTATTTATCCGGATTGGTGGAAAGGACGAGTATTTAGAAAGAACATCAAGGTGTGGGCTTGTGCTGACCGTAACAACACGTTTAAGGAGTCTGTACAAGAAACGTTACTAGGTAAGTCTACCTCTATTGGCACGGGTTTGCTACCAATGTCAAGAGGCAATGCGCCAGGTATTGTTGACATTGTGACAAAACCAAATACGGGCGGCATGGCTGACTTGATTGTAGTGAAGTCAGATATGTCAAAGCAACCTAGTATCATTTCATCGCGCACCTACGAGCAGGGTGTTAAAGCGTTTTACGGCGCAGCGGTAGATGCAATTTGGGAGGACGAGGAAAGCGATAGCACAATTCACAATGAATGTTTGCTACGTACTATGACTACACAAGGTATTGTGATTCTCACCTACACGCCGCTGCACGGATTGACACCACTGACACTTGAGTTCAAGGAAACAGCTACGTTGCTGACCGAAGGAATGGACTGATGGAAGAAGTAAAACGTAACCCTAACCGTGTATTGATTCAAGCTGGTTGGGCGCACGCGCCTCATTTATCGCAAGACGATATTGAGGACATGAAGCGTTCAACACCGCCGCATTTGATTGATGCGCGTATGAACGGTAACCCAACTATGGGCGCGGGAAACGTTTATCCCATTCCACGGTCTATGATTGAATGCGACCCATTCCAAGTTCCTTCGTATTGGAAGCGCCTTGCCGGACTAGACGTAGGATTTAACGTAACCGCAGCAGTGTTTATTGCACACGACACACAGAACGACGTTGTATATGTGTACGATGAATACCACGGTGAGAAGCAAAACCCCGCATCAAACGCCGCAGGGATTCGACATAGGACAGGTAAATGGATGCCTATTATGATTGACCCTGCCAGTAGAGGCAGATCACAAGTAGATGGTGTCAAACTTATCACTGAATACCGTAAAGAAGATTTGGATGTGCGCCCCGCAGACAACGCAGTAGAGGCAGGTATCTTTGCAGTATGGCAAAGACTACAAACAGGTAGGCTTAAAATCTTCAAAACCTGCCACCATACACTGAGCGAATACGAAACTTACCAGCGTGATGAGGACGGAAAAATCGTGAAACGCAGAGATCACCACATGGATGCTTGTTTCACGGAAGAAACCGAAGTCTTGACAATTAATGGCTGGGTGTCTCTAAAAGAAGTGACAGAGGACGACGTTATTTTTGCAGTAGACTCAGATGGCAATGGAATGTGGGAAAAGCCACAACGAGTCATCCATAAAACTTGGACCGGCGATGTGTATAGCATTAAACATCCACACTTGGAGTTTACAGCAACGTCCGATCACCAACACGCGGTAATCAGTCAATACGATTGGAAAGTCAAGAAACGTTTCAAACTACAAGCTAGAACAGTAGACTCATTGTTTGGAGAAATGTACTTTCCAAACAACATTGTCAGTTGGCCCGAGGGTCCTGGCGTATTTGAGCAAGGAAAAGATGAAGCTTATATCATGGGCATGTGGCTAGCAGAGGGCTGCTACAGAAAAGCACGTCCAACGTTTATTGTGCTGGATCAAAAGAAAGAACCGCAACTTTCAAAGATCAAAGCTGCACTAAAAAATTTAGGCTGGCGCTACTCAAAAGAAGTAAAGAAAGAAAGCGGTATTACGCGAATTGAAATATCTGAGCAAAAAGCAAGAGTAGTTTGGATGCGCAATGTGTTTGGTGAATACTCGCATTCAAAGCGTTGCCCTGTTTGGCTGCTTAACCAGATGACGCACGAAGAAAGAGATGCGTTATTTGAAGGATACATGGACGGCGACGGGTGCGTAAACGATCATTGTTGGCACTATGACTCAACCTCCGAGCAGTTGGTTGACGACATGCAAGTACTAGCGGCTATGCTTGGATACGGAAGCAGAAAACTACAGTACGAGTATATGAAAGCTGGTCCAAGAAAAGTCATGGGAGTGATCCGAGATTGCGCGGACGTTTGGAGAGTACACGTCCACGTAAAGAAACCCTGTGCACACATCTCAAAAGAACTATTTAAAAAAGAAACCGTGGTAGATTTACCAGTACACTGCGTTACAACTAGCACAGGTTATTTCTTTGCAAGGACTAACGGTAAACCTTTTGTCGCTGGAAATTGCAGATATTCAATTATGGGCCTTGCCCACGCCAAGCTACCATACACCGAAGACCCATACGGCAACTACGAGTACAAAAACCCATACCAATTCTAATGAATAACGATCTTGAACAACAAGTTTCCATCATGGAAACATCAATGGAGGACTTGATTTCGTTTGTGGAAGAAGCACAAGCGGAAAAAGATCGCCAACTAGAGGCTATTGCCAAGCAAATCGAGGGTAAGTTTACCCAAGATTGCTCGCGCCGCGCAAGAAAAGAGCGCGAATGGATTCTTTCTGAGCAGCTTTTGATGGGTTCTACCTTCCGTTTCTACGGAAAGAACACCAACACCGACATGCCATACACGTCGGGGCAAATGTCAAGCAAGGACGGATATGGTTTAGGGTACTTTAACGACCGTCCAGAGCACAATATCGTCCGTTCTAAGCTGGAAATTGCTAAAGCGCAGCTAGAAATGCTGCAATTTGGTGCAGGTACGGACAAAAACTTCACCATTCGCGCCAAAGACTACGCAGAAGATTACCAAGAACTGCAAAATCAGCCTGCTTACCACCCTGACGGGGTAACTCCTATGCAGGATGAGCAAGGCCAGCCTATGACGATTGGGCAATTGGTCAACATTGCCAACGCCAAAGAGGCAGACGCTGCAAAACAGATGGACGAGGAAGTGTTTTGTCAGCTTTCGCACGCCAAGTACGGCAAAAAGATGCGAGAAGGCTTTGACGATTTGCTTCTTTACGGCACAGCCATCTACCGTGGCCCTATTAACAACGTAAAAACCAACAAAGTACGTAAGCAGCTACAAACTTCTGACGGAAAATCAGTTTGGGTTACGTCGTATTCCGAAACCCCAGCACCAGATTTTGAAAAGATCATTCCGTGGCTGTTCTACCCGGATCATCGTGCGCTTTGCATTGAAGAAGCAGAGCACGCTTCGGTTGTTCACCTAATGAACTCAAAGATGCTTCGTAATCTTCTCCGCCGTGAGGGATTTATGAAGGATCAAATTACAGACCTACTGAAGAACAAGCCAACAGCAAGCTACTACCAGAGCTTCCGCAATCGCGCTGCCGATTACGATAACTCAGACTACATGAAAGACAAGTATGTAGTGATTGAGTGGCACGGCACA